CATCTGTTAAATTATAGCCATTTCCATTTGGATATCTAGATATATTACTTTTATAAAAATCAATCCAATATATTTCTTTATTAAAAATATCACTCTCTAAATCACATTGATCAATTATTTCTATAGTAAAATTATCTTTACCATATTTTACTATGGCTGCATGTATTGGTTGAAATTGATTGTCATTATAATTTCCTCTTTTAGCAATATATAAATGTCTCTTAAATCTATTTTGCGGATTTTTAGATTTACCAATATAGACTTTATTATTAATAATATTTATTATTTTATAGATGTAAAAAGAGGGCATAACCATCTGCGAAAATATGCATATATTAGACGATAATTATATTATGTGTATGACCTAATACTTCCATAACTATACCAGAAACTACAGGATGTGAGTGACCCTGAACTACATTTGTAGTTTGATTTAATTGAGATACGGTCAAAATACCTTCATTAACCACAATCTCATGTACGTGTGGCGGAATATTTGATGCCATTCCAATGCCAGTATTAAGTTTAGATGGAAACATACTAGTATCTCTAAATACTCTGATCTGATATGCAGGGTCAGTTTTTCTAATTCTAACTGCACGCATTTTTTGTCCACCCATTAAATCATTAATAGTATTATTTCTACTTACACTTAATATTTCATATCTAAATTCTTCATTATTATCTTGATCAAATAAAACTAATATATCTCTTTGTTTTATTATAGGAGATGCCATTGTCCAAAGATCTATTGGAAATTCTGATTCTAAACCCGCTTCATACATTTTAGTAGTTTCTTCAGCAGGACTTACTCTAACCATAATTCTTCCATCAGATCTCTTTGGATAAAAGAATTGCTCATATCCAAATACAAATTTAGTTCCATAACATTTAGGACATCTATCATCTGGATATTCGCCAGATGCTAAATAACATGAACAAATAATTCCAGTATGAGACCTCTTTATAAGAACTGCTGGTCTACCAGTAACGCTTAATAATAACTCTTGTCTTTGATTATTTTGATCTTGAACAGATAATCCTCTAAGCATTTGAACATTGCCATATTGGTCTATACACCCCATTTCTCCACCTATATAGCTTCCCACACAAGTGCCATTTAATAATTGAACAGGGTCTGTTCTATGCCAGCCAGCATAATCATAACTTGGAAAGGACAAATTAGATTCCTCTGAAGCGCTTAAATCAGAAGATAATAAATCTTTTGTAACTTGACGATATCCATCTGTGATAGTATGTGCGTGATTAGGATATTCAAATCTTGAATGTGTCACATATATTCTATCAAACTCTCTTGATTCTGTTAATGTAAATATACTTATAATTGGATCCCAAGTATAATAGCCATCATAACCATCAGTAGTATGAGTTCTCGGATCAGTATTACCAATACCTCTTTGAGAAAAATTTGTTAATATTAAATTATTATTCACAGTATCTACTGCTAAATATTGAATTAATTCGACTCCCATTTTGATTAATCCAGTAGATGGAAATCCGGTTACATCTAAAAATGGCAATGTTAATTCATCTGCAGAAATATCAGATCTTAATAAAGTTGTTGGGTATACTCTAAGATTATCATATGCTACTGGAAGTAATGTTAAATCGGTTGTTAATGGATTATATTCTACAGGTCTAACCGCAATAAAATATTCTTGCCCCGGAATTAAATCAATAAGATTTGCCTCCAATCCTTCATCTATAGATATGTATTTGACTCCATCATAAAATACTTTATTTTTTTCAGTAGAATAATATATATGATAAGCTATGGCATAACCATCTGCGGGTATTGCTTGAAACCATTTTACATTAATGGTCTTGCCGTCGCCTAAAGAGCCGACAGCATCAGTGCCCACATTTACATGTTGCGGATAATAAACCATACTATTATTCTGATTTATTAGCTCTGGGCTGAAATTATTTCCAAGATTATTGAAGATTTTCTCGACAAAACTATGGGGTATTATTATAGGGATAGTGTATATATACTACAGTTAGACTTTAGACATTAAGATTTCTTTTTTGTCTTCCTTCTCATCTTTAGATTCTATTTCATGATGTTCTAGCAGGTTATCTACATATTTATCAGCCTCATCGTCTCCAAAATGATCTGCTATATAATTAATTTGATTTTGAAATCCTTCTTGTTCTGCAGGATTATCTAAATAACTTCCATCATCAGAGCTTTGAGTAGGCTTATCTCCAGTAGTTTGCTGAAGCCAATGAGTAATCTCATGTGTTCCATATGAAAAATCTTTAAAAAAATCGCCATCTGTTAGTAATTTAAAATTATAAATAATAACCCCATGATCTGTTTTGGCAGACACATCTAAATCTCCAAACATCATTGGAATATAATCTATTTCTTCAATATCTACACCATATTCATCAAACATGTTTTTAACTACTTGATCATTTTTAAGATATTCTCTCATTTTATTGATCATGCGATTTAAAGATTTAAATGGAAGAGTTTTTACATCTTCTAATGATATTTTTTCTTCTTTTTTAGACATATTATTTAGGGTAAGTAATCCAACCAGTATATTTAGATTTATCTGGGAATGATGCTAATGCGCCAGATATTTTAGAACCAACATATTTTTTTACAATATCAGTTGCTACTTTATTTGGAGATCCATTAACTAATGCTGAAACTTGTAACATTTTATTTGCAACACCCAAGCTAATAGAAAGAGTGTTTAAATCTTCTGTTACTGCATTTGCAATTTCATTAGCAATTTTATTTTTAGCACTTGAAGGGAAATTAGTATCTAACCAAGTTTGAAAAGCATATACGTCAGAAATTATCGGCTCTTGTAATGGCATTGCCTCTTGACCTTTTTTAACCAAAGATCTTTCAAATTTATCAGCCAATTTTTCTAAACGCTCTGTAATTTTGCTCATATCCATAACTCCTTTAAAATATCTGCATTATTATATATTTTAATGCACAGATATATACTTACAAAGGTTTACCCATGGCATTTATTGGAATAAAAATTCCGGAAAAAATTTCTAAAAAATTAAAAAATATTAATATTGATGGAGATAAAACAGATACCTCTGATTTTCATATTACATTAATTGCTTTTGAAGATAATATTCCAATTAAAAATGTATCAAAATCATTAGAAGCAATGTATAATTCTTGTGAAGATATCAATCCTTTTGAAATTACTTTAGATAAAGTATCATGTTTTCCTAAAAGAGAAGATAACCCTTGCCCACTTATTACCCCAATAGTATCTAAAGAGTTGCAACAAATAAATAAAAATCTTAAAAAATATTTAGATAAAATGGATGTTGATTATCTAAATACATTTAAAATGTATAAGCCTCATATTACTTTATCATATGCAGAAAAAGAAATTAAAGATTTTAAAATTGAACCAATTGGGTTTGAAGTAAATGAAATTTGTTTATGGAGTGGTGATAATGGTTTAAATTATGATAAAATTCATGTTATTTGTCCATTGCCTTCTATAAATAAAAGTTCATTCTTATTACAATCTGCAAACTTATTCTATAAATTTGCAACTAAATTATTTTAACTTCTACCAATAGTGTGATATATTAGTTGTGAGGCTAATATGAAAAAATGTGGGAAATGTAAAATTACAAAAGAAAATATAGAGTTTTCTAATTGTCAATTTAAAAGAAGTGGCGGCATCTGTCGAACATGTAATACTGAAATTTTAAAAAAATATAGAGAAAATAATACTGATAAATATAAAAAATATCAACAAGCGTATTCTTTATCTTATTATAAATCAAACAAATGCGAAATCCTAGATCAGAAAAAAGAATTTTATCAAGATAATAAAACTAAAATATTAGAAGATAGAAAAGAACACTATAACGAACATAAAAATGAAAAACAAGAATACAATCAACAATATTATATTAATAATAAAAAAGATATTATCAAATCTGTAAAACAATATGCTTCTAAAAATAAGAACAAAATTAAAAATTATCAAAACCAATATATAAAGAAACGTAAATCTACTGATGTAAATTTTAAATTAAAATGCAATATATCTTCAAACATTAATTTTTATCTAAAATCCAATGGATTTTCAAAAAATAGGAAATCTACCATTAAATATTTATCATATTCAATTGAAGAATTAAAAAATCATCTTGAAAAACAGCTTGAGCCATGGATGAATTGGGATAATTATGGAAAGTATAGCGTTAAAAAATGGGACGATAATGATCAATCAACATGGACTTGGCAGATTGATCATATAATTCCTCATTCAACTTTTAAGTATACATCTATGGAAGATGAAGAATTTAAAAAATGCTGGGCGTTATCTAATTTAAGACCACTTTCTTCAAAACAAAACTTTATGGATGGAGTTAATAGAGTAAGGCATTAATACACACGCCTCGATCTTAAATGTCTAAGGCGTCTAAATGCGGGATTTATAGAACTGTTCATTGAGAACACACCAAGACCTTTTGGGGCGGGGCGAAGAGAATTTTTAATAAAACGGAGCTTTTCCCAATAATGACTTAATAGTGTATTATATTGAGTATTTAGCATTTCGCTAACTGTTGGCGGGTTAAAATTAATACTATTATCAGTTATTTGAAATTCTCTACCACGTTCTATTAAAGCTTTAGATGCTAAAGCATATAGAGTTGCGCCTTCAACAAGTATTTCTCCGAATTGCTCAATAAAAGAATCGTCATCAAATTGAAAAAATGTAAAATATGGAACCTGATTAAAATCCCATAAGGCTGTTGCTAGAAAAGTTGTAAACATATCAACAGAAAATATATCACAATCTACATAAACAACATTACCATAAGCATCTGTAGATTTAGCCTTTCCAGCACTATTTAATCTTGCTTTAAGCGATTTAATTAACTTATTTATATTCTTAGTTGCGGCTTGAGAATAATTAAATCCTGGATCATCTCCAAGATGCACGTAACCATCTGTATTAATTGCTGGTATTTGCGTATGAGAAACAATAAATTGAAATGTTGTCTCGACTCTAAATCCATTTATATATGCAAGCCATACATCATTATAAACGCCATAAGGACCATTAATTGGGACTGTAAAAATATATGAATATTTACCAATATCAACCCTAGTTACACCTACTGAAGTAGGTGCGAGCAAAACTAAACCACTTGGTTGAATAATAGAAATTTTAGGAAATGAATCCGCATCAATAGGGTTGCCAGAAGGGTCCTTAAATTGTACAGTTAAATTTACTTGATCAGTAACATCAATTAATTCGCCTCTACTCTTAATCATTTTGGTCTCCTAAAAAATGTTTGTGCAGAAAAAATTCCAATTTATTATTTTTATACTTTCTGCCATCAATTTCTAGCAAAAACAAACTATTAGATTCGCAGTATTTCCTTATTATAGAATCTCTAACTAATTGTTTTTCAAAATTATTGATCGCAACTTCCAAAGACATTCCTTTGAAACAAACAGGTCTATAATGTTGATCTCCATTATATTCAATTACCATATTTAATGAAGATATAAAATAATCAGGATAGTATTTTTTACCATCTATTTCAATCTGCATTCTAGTCCATACTATATTATGTTTAGTTAACCAATTTCCAACTATTTTTTCATTTTTAAATTTAGAGCAATGGGGGCAGCCAGTTCTTTCATAAAAAATGTGATCTGGACTTGTATTCCACCTATGATCACAATTAAGACACTCAAATTGTAAATGTGTGCCACTATTGATGTAATTGCCTAACCTTTTAATTTTGATATTATTGGTTTTTAGAAATTTATCTAAATATTGATTATCAAATCGTAACCTATCTCCTATTTTTTTATTTTTACAATCAGGACATCCTTGTCCATGTAAATGAGCATCTGGTGTCTGCTTAAATGCGCCATGAATAGAACATTTGATTATAACTTTTGTGCGAGCGTTAATATATACAACATCAGAATAATCGTAATTATTATGTACTAATTGTGACCTGCTAATAAAATTTTTAACGGTTAACCTAGCAGTCATTTTTTTTTACCCCGTTCCAGTGCTAAAATTACCATATGGTGACGTAACAGTTATTTGATATAATTGCTGCTTTTGTACAGAATCTGCAGGATCTACATATGTTACATCTGCTAAATAACTTCCAATAGCCGCAGCTCCTCGTGGCAATGTAAATCGATAATAGTAAATACCTGTTTCAATTTTAGTCATATTATATGTATAACCATCAATTGGGGTAAAATCTGGTTTTAATATTTGAGTAACAACAGGGTATCCATCAGGCAAAGTATAACCATCAGCTCGAACGCCGGTAGCGTCAACTGTCTCTAAAAAAATTGTAACAACTTGTCCAGGAAAATGTGTTAAAAATTGCACTGAGAAACCCCTATAACCTTTATGCTTTATTATTAACTATAATTTATGAATATCATCACATTATAAATAAGGAACTATGAAAACTGAATTTTGGATAACTAATATCTCTAAAATGAATGTAAGTTTAGCAGATTTAAATTTAACAGTTAAATCATTTTCATCAATTAACTTGTTAGATAAAAGACACTATAACTATTCTCTTGAACAGCTTGAAAAATCTGCAAAAATAGGTTCTATTTTTAAGAAAAGCAAACTAATTGCTGTCAGAAATAATGCCCCTAAAAATATTTCTAATAATATGGCAATAATTAGAACATTTTATGATAAAGACTCTCGTACTTGGTCTGAAAATGGTTCATATCTTCCTGGAAGAGAAAAATCGGTTCTTAAAATAGAACATGTGAATTATGAAGAATTGAGTGTTAATGAAAATATGATACCATTAACATTAAAGGAACAAGAGCAGAAAAGAATGGAAGAAGACGAGAAATTTGCTCAAGAAAATGCAGACTTAGCACTTTTGGATGAAACTAAAATTCAAAAATATAAAGGATGAAAATGGGTCTAGGTAAATCAAAAATAATCGAAGCTGTTCTGACAGAATCTACTATAGAAAATCCAGAACCAATTAAAGTTCAAGACGAATATTCTCGATTAAATGAGAAGTGTGATATAGTTATCACAAAAATAAAGAATAGAAAAAAGAAAAATAACTTAAAATAACCCTATGAGATCAAATGCCAATCCCTACAATCAGCGAACAATTAAACAAAAAAGACCTGGAGCTTATTCTTGAAGTTAATAGAAAGGCTATTGAGGTAGAAACTGCTGTTGCGGATCAAAATGAAGAGATAATAGATCATTTAAATGAATCAAATACATCACATTTATCTCTTCATGATAAGGCGGATAAAAATTACAAACAAAATGAAGAAATATTAAAGAAAATTGAAGAGCTTAATAAAGAAATCTTCAAAATGCAAGTTTTATTTATTACAGGATTACTTGGATTAGTAGTTCAAATTATTTCTTTATTTATTAAAAAATAATTAGTGTTTTAATACTTCAATAAAAGTTGCTTTTGGATCTCCGTGTTTATTAACACCTAATCCAAAAGTTACTTTTTGTCCTTTATAAAGTGTTTTAAATCCTTCACATGAAACATCTGAGAAATGTACAAAAAGATCCTTTTGTTTTATACCATCTTTATCCCAGCCTATAAACCCATATCCTCGCTTGCTATCGAACCAAAGTACTTCGCCTGTAAATTTATCAGCCATCTTTATTTCCTTTA